TTCAACTCCATCCAGTTTCTTTTCCCAATCCGAATAATTCTCTTTTGTTATATCAACATTCCCATCATATATATTTTTCATATATCCTCCCGGTTATTTAGAAACTCTCTTGCGGTCGATTCAACTTTGTGATAAGTGCCGCCTGTGAATTTCAAGGTTCCAAAGTTGTCCACCATTACATCAAAGTTTAATTTTTCTATTACAATCTCCCACAAAGGGAGAGCGTTTTTATTTAAGTCCGCTTTTATGTCTATTTTCCAATACCCTTTCCTGTCCGCCAGCACCGCAAGAGGCTCTTGTTCGTGAGTAAAACAATCTGTTTCCCTGTAAACCATATATTTAAGCTCCCTTTTTTGGTTTTTAAATCGCCCTAAAAAATTCAAGGGCTTTGTCTACAATCTCCGACCTTGCGCCGCTTTCGCCTCCCACGAAACCGTCCTCCCGTATCGCCGCCATCCAGCGCGAGAATCCGCGCCAGATACCGCGCACAGGTAAATCCGGGTTAGGATTGTTTTTAAAAAATGTCTGCCGTTTTTCGTTAGCCAGCTTTTTTATTTCTGCCATTTTTTCGTCGAGTTTCATAATATTATTTCCTTTTGCCTTTCGGCTTATTTCCGCTGTCTTGCCAGTGTCCTTTTTTTCTCCTCGCTGAATTTTAGAGTCTACCGAATGAATTTAAAAATCATCGGATTTTTATTTGAAATGCTCCCTCATTTTTTCCAAGCGAACCATTTCCAATAGTATAGCCCGAAAGCAATCCATCCTTTATCATTTTTTTCAGCTTGCACCCAGAAGCCTGGAAACAATCTCCTCCGGATAAAGTATTCCAAGCTTCAAAAAACGGAAGCCTCCTTTTTCCCCAGTGATTTTTTTGCTCCTCGCATATTTTTTTTATCGCGTTCATATTTTTGTCCTCCCTCTGGCTAATTTTTTTTATCGGCTGACCAAGCGCATATCATTTTCACATTAATTTATCACAAAACTTTATAACCTTTCGCTTGCAATTCTTTTTTGCTAGGAAATTTGAAATCAGGGAAAGATATTTTTTCTGCTTTCCCCCATTTCCCATTTTCAAAATAATTTCGGACTGCACCGTAATTGTCTCCGATAATTTTTTCTATCCGGCCTGAATCATCCCTGAATTTTATTTTTTTCATACTTTTGTCCTCCCTCTGGCTAATTTTTTATCCTCTCATGAGGTATATATATATTATAGCAGTTTTATATAAAATGTCAAGGGGTAAAAGTATTAAAAATACTTATAATGCGATATTAGAAAAACTTATATTAAATTTGCCGATAAAAAAGCCCGCCCCGATTAAAGGGTGGGCTGATTTTATAACCAATAAATATTTTTAGGATTTTGAGAGTTCCTTTATTTCCCCATCCAGTTCTAAGTCTACCGCGTCGCCAGCTTTTTCAAGCGCAGCCGCCCACTTTGAGCCGGTGCCAATAAGAAGCGGCGTTAGCGCGGCCACCTTAGTACCAAGGGCTTCGTATAGAGCCTTCCCATGGCCTGGTTCAGGTATTTCATCCTCAAGCAGTTCAGCGGTCGCCAGGAGCCATTTCGCGCGCTTCGGATGTGCTGCATCATGCCACCAGGCGCTATTTTTAGCCGCCAAAAAAAGACCATGTAATTTTTTAACTATGAAGCCAGGCAGAAAAAAACCTATTGCCCATATCCCGCCGCTTAAAGCCACAGCTACGCCAATTCCGGTAATCAATGTTTGCATAATTCCTCCACTGTTAATTTTTTAGAATTTCCAGTTCGCACCATAGAACCAGGTTATAACCCCTTTGCCTTGCAGCCCATTGAAAAAAACATATGACCACTGCGGCCCGAATGACATTGAGATATCCGGCCCGCTGCTGGCCGCCGGTGTGAGCAATTCTTTCAGATTGCGGAATTTATCAGGGGCTGGATAAATAGCCGATATCAGCCCGCCTATCATGATCTGCGTTGCCGGCAGTAGATTTATTGAGGTGCCAATGGCCAAGGATGGCCCGCCAAGGCTTTTCCCCAGGCTGCCACCTACGGACACGGGGCACCAATTGCCATAGCCTATAATCGCAAGGGAAGCCCCTGCGTCGCTGTGCCCTTTCAAGTCCGTGAAAACACCAGTCACTATTTGCGGATGTGCGAAATCTATGGGTTTAAAACTCCCCGCCTGCGCCGAAGCCGATAAACAAAACACCGCTGCTATCAACATTTTTTTCATTATTTTTTCTCCTGTGGTTTTGGTTCACTAATTGCGATACAAACTCCTAGCAAATTTTCCAGTTTTTCAATTAATTCTTTCATTGTAGCCGGCTTGCCCTTCTCGCAGCAAATGGGATTATAAAGCGGTTCAAATCCGCCTACAAAAATATGAATATCCGAATCTCCCTCTTTGTGCCGGTACTGGTTGAAAGTCACCGTCTGCTCTTTAACCGTAATCATTTACATTACCTCCAATATTATTAACTCAAAAGGTTCGCCTGACATATCGTCCATAAGCGCTTTCAATGTCGCCTTGCTGGAAGATACACCCATAATCATGTGCCCGTCGGGTGTCTGCATTTTCCCTATCGTAGAGCCAGGCGCTATGCAGCCGAGCAACTGAAAAAACCAATTTGCAGAATGTATTTCAATATCCGATCGCCCTGGGACATTGAGCAGTCCGTAAACTTGGCCCTTATTTTTTTCTGAATACCGCAATTGGCAAATATATTTACCTGTGGATATACAGGGATATTCCCCTAATTTTGGCCTCTCCAGTGTTACACACTTAAATCCGGCGCCACTTATCCAGCTTCCGAATGTGCCCTCTGGCCCTGATATTTTAAGATTACGAGTAAGAGTTGCAGTTTTCATAAATATATTTTATTTAATTTCAAAGTATTTTCCAAATTTCCAGAAGAACCAGGCTATACTTCCAATGGCCGGCACTCCGATACTTGTGGCCTTTATGAATCCTTTAGCGTATGTGCGTGTGCTTTCTAAGCTTGTGACTTTATCCTCTAAAGGCTCAATCCGCTTTTTGATTACGCTAGTCTCAATGTGGTCTTTGAGTTCATCTATAATGCGCTGTTCGCCAAGGCGGCGGTCCATCAAATCGAACTCGTGTCTGCGTTTGCCATCCTCATCAATTCCCATGTAGTTTATTCCTCTTTTTTTTAAAGTCCAAAATCCTTTGGTGCGCCCTTGCGAACTTGCCTAACTGGAAGAAGACTGGCTTATTCTCCGTATCTTCTGGTACTTCAAATTTCTCTATAATATTCCTCTTAAAAAAATCCATTGTCCAGAGATATGCTTTTTTCATTTTATTTTAAACTCGGCCTGAAACCGACCGCACATCAGCCAGCCGCATTGAATATAAACTTTGCTCATATGCAATTCAAGATACGGCAAAGCCAAATGCTTGTGTGCTCGTATTTCATAAAAAGATGTTTTGCTTCCCAAATGGTACAGAGGATTTATAGAAATACCTATCCAGTTCTCAATTGCGATAGCGAGATTTATTCCTGAATTACGCCACGCACCCCAATTCCAGCTTTTAAGGAACTCTGTGAACCTGCCGACCGGCAGCTTGTTTATGAGTTTCCCGAACGGCTGTTCTTTGCCTGGGTAGCAACAGTACTCTAGCGGCCCTGCACCACGGGCTATGCTATCGCGCACAATGCTGTCGTCGAGAGCCATCCACAAAAGTCCCTTGTATTTTCTGGGCCAGTTACGGAAATAAAAAGCCACCGGATAAACAAATATGAAAATGACTCTTAGCAAAATTTCTAGTATCGTCGCTATGGGTAAAAGAAAAAAAAGAAGCAGGTAGAGTATTGTCATTTTTAATATCCCATACACATAATATCACCGTAAACATCCACAAGTGCATCCGCGAAATTATGTGCAGAAAAGCCAAGTGTAGAACAAGAAGTACAAGACATTCCGGCATTTACAGTATATTGACTTGCGGCACTGTTATAGGAATTTGTTGTACACATTGCAAAGTTATAAGTTTTAGAGAATGTGATAGTGTATGTACCTGTAGTTGCAGTCCGTGCCACACTAGCAATACCCGTTCCGAAAGGGGTTATGCCACAAGTCACTTCAGGACTACAGTTCGTTCCATATGTAGAAGTGAAGAATCTTGCCCCGAATATTTCTCCGTTTGTTTGCCCTGGAATATAGGCTATATTCCCTTGTGTCTTAGCATTAAAAGTAACCGTAGAAGTAGCCCCGCTAAAGTTCACATCCCCTAATATGCTACCGGTAATAGTGACGGAACTTGTGAAAGTATTCCCACCGCTAAAAGTCTGCGTGGCCGCAAGCACAGCGTCACCGCCGCCAGGAAGGCCGGTAAGGCCCACACCAGAGCCGGAGAATGATGTGGCCGTAACTACGCCATTTACCTGTAATTCTGTGGCGGGCGCAGTAGTGCCTATGCCCACGTTGCCGTTGGCAAGGATTGTCTGTCTGGCGATATTGGTCGTTCTAAACTGTAAAGGGTAAGCTCCAGCGTTGCTCATATTTAGTCCATATGCCAAAGAGTCGGTGTAGAGCGTGCCAGGTGTTCCGCCCTCCAAAATAAATGCCGCTGTCGTGTTATTGTTCAGATTAATGTATGGCCCCCACGTCGTCGGATTAGAACTCTCTAATTGCATACCATTATTGGCTGCCTTTATGTGCAGAACCGAGCTTGGATCAGGTGTCCCTATGCCTACGCTGCTGGAAAAATAACTCACACCAGTAACCGTCAGACTGGAAGCCGTCAGGCTGGTTACGCTATTCAATACTCCGGCAGCTATAGAGGTGGATGTAATCATCTCGCCTAAATTTATATATGTCGTCGGGGCTGTGCCCAGAAGTGTATCAATCGTGGTCATGCTGTTGGCGAAAGGCACAACGTAATTAGTATCGCCGGTGGCTGGCTTGTAAAGGTTCAGAAATGTGGTGTAACTCCCAGCCTGCGCCGCCGTGGACGATAACAATGCAACAAGAATAATTTTTATCATTTCATTTTCTCCAATTCGCGATTTAATCGTATGACTTTAACAGGGTCTGGATTTTCCTTTGCGAGTTCGGTGTCCAGTTCGTCCGCTTTAGCTTTTCTTAATTCAGCAGGTAAAACTATTGATTCGTCTATCCATACGCCTTTTCCCTTTTCTCCGCGCCATTTTGACATCTTTGATCTATCTGGTAAATCTTTTGTGTCAAAATCGTCAAAAGGCACATTATCTAATTTTGCCTTTATGGACTGTTCTGTCATAAAGTCCTCGTCAGTTTGTCCCGCTTTTTTTTCCTTGAAAATAGGAACCATGTAAATTATGCTTTTGTTATCCCTGTAAAAAATTCTTACTTTCATTTTTTTCCTCCTATTCTATAACCTGAATACCGAGATGATTTAAACGATATAATGCTCCGGTAGATTTATCCCTATGATTTATCCTTATATTATTTACAGTCGCACTTGTAATCAATATTTTTTCATCGCTACAGGCGGATATAACCGGATGTGCTGTGGTCATAGGTGTTGTATAGGTTAAAAGGTAATCTCCCTCGGAGTATCTAAATAAAGCGGAAAAATTAAAACTTTCAACAATAGTAGCCACATAACTTCCCAAATTATAAAAATCCCATATAGCGGCCCATGCTTTAAAACTCCTAGTAGATGATGATGTGATAGTGTTCCCGTCTATAATAAGTCCATTTGAAAAAAAAGCTTTACTAAATGACTTAGCAGAAGCGCCTATATCAAATACAGAGGTTGTTAAAATCCCATTTGACATTGGCAGTCTATCGCCTTCCAGCCATTCAAATTTAGCTGTTAAATCTGCCGCGCTTGCTGTTCTATTGGCTAAAGCCGGCCAGGCTGCACCAGTTGATAATGGCATTTATATATTCCCCACAAAAAATACTCCCAAATGTAAAGGAGATTCTAAAGCGTCAGTTGCGTAATTTCTATGCTCAATTATTGCGCTTGTGGTAGATCTGTCAAATACAAAGACATTTCCATCCGAGCAAGCAGCCGCACCATAACTTTTATTCGTTGAAAAGTTAGTGCTGAAATTGACTCGATATGAGCCTGTAGATAAAACCACATAACTGCTAATACCAAAAGAAGCACCATCAGTCATGTCACCGCCTGATTCATACAGGGAAATCCAAGCTTTCGGGGTATTGACCGCCGCTGAAGTAATAGTTGTGCCACCAATAACAACATTTGAAGAAAAATATCCATAGCGCCATTGATATGTCGCGCTTCCAACGTCATAAACAGAGGTAGTACATTCCCCTCCCTTCATAGGCCATTGATCGCCCTCTAGCCAGTCAAATTTTGCCTCTACCTCTGAAGCCTTAGCTTTTTTACCCTCGGTCAATGTCGGCCAAAGTGTCGTCGTCGTCAATGGCATATATTATATCTCCCTCAAAGTCAGTTGCTCGGAAAAGTCGTCAAGGTTTATGGTCTTTGCTAAAACCTTAAACGCCTTCGCGTCCCAATCAAAGTTCTCGCCCTCGGCTGCCCAGAAGGCTCCGCCCCAATTAAAATTATTCCATAAAGTCTTACTGATTAAATTATAGGAATAATGCGAAACATCCACGCGGTCAAGCGGGTCTAACTCCGGATGAAATTTAGCGTCCAGTTCAACCTCGTTTTTAACAGATGAGAACTCCGTGAAAAGATTGTCGGCTATGGCCTGCGCCGTGGTGGTATTTACGATAAAGGTATTGTCAATCTCATTATATATTCGCGCCCCATATTTCCATTGCACGTTGGATGATGTAATAGCTGTGGTGGTGCCTGCGCTTACATAAGAAGTCGTGGTATCGTTCGGTAGGTATTTAACGCGGATATTATTGTAGACCTTGTTAAGCGCCTCTTTATAAGAGTTTACCCTGATTATATTCTGCCGGGGAAATCCCTGACCGTAAAAAGAGAACTGGCTGGCCGATGTATTTGGTGTTCGGTCGCTGAACACAATGCCGCCGGTGCGATTAATATAAAGCACATAGCCTTCCGCCTCTGCTAATTTAGTCATCAAGTCCCAGGCCGTGCCCTCGTTGTCCAGCGCGGTAGTGGTGGCTATATTGTAATTGTTTGTGGTGGCCTGTATGCTCCAAGAGGCCGCAGAGATGTATTGCCGGAAGATGTACGCTCCTGCTGCCGTGTGGTCGCGGATCTTGGCTACAAGGTCGCTGGCCGTCTGCGTCGGGCCCAGGCCGGCTATCTCATTGGCTTTCACACCATCAAAAACAGATTTGAGAGATGAAGCGTTAATTGTAACCTTGTTGTCTGAAGTTATCTGTATTTCTTGGTCAATTACAAATATCCCCTGGGTTGGAGTTGAGGGATATTCAGTCACCGCGCCCCATGCCTCGCCCCATGGGAATCCCCAGCCGAATGAGTCCGACGTGCCTTGATATCCTGATTCTATCTTTATCAGAGTTCCATAGCGGGTCAGGTGTCCGAACCAGAGAGAATTTATATTGTTCTCGTCGTTAAATTTTCCGGTGCGGTTATCAACCTGTATTGATATTCCGGAAAGCGTGAATCTGTTTAAGCGCACATCGTCAACGCCTACGCGGATGGTGCCCCACTTTATAATAAAAGGCGTGATAGACTGCCAAGTGGACTCATAAAGGCCGGTAGTAGCGGATTTTCGCTTGATATAAGCCCGTCTGAACATGGTGCAGACAGGCGCGTTGATAAGTTCTGTTAAAGCCATAATAGCGTATCATGCCGACGGGGTTTCTTCAAGAGTAATATTTCCGTCCCATCCCTGCGTTTTTGAGTTTTCAGAATAGGTAAAATTCCAGTCATTCGTCCATACACACTCATACGCTCCACCAAGCCAGGTGGTGGTAGTTCCTTCCGGTATGAAATAGAACTGCTCGCCAGAGTTATATATTTCCAGCAGCGAGTCCTTTTCCGTCGTGGTCATAAATGAAAGTTTTATGCTGGCCTGAAATTTATTGCCGATTACGAAAAGCGAAGTACCGCCGTCCGGCATGGTGTGCTTTATTTTTTGCTTAAACAGTTTCGGATTATAATTATCCGCTGAAGGATTAGCTGAAAGCGTAAGTTTTGAATCAGATATAATCAATTCGCCTATGTTGCGCTCATTGTCAACGGCTATCACATTATCCATTTTTATCTGGATACTGGAAACCGTTATGGAGTTAAAGGCGAAATAATGATTTGTGGAGGAGTTCTGCGTAACTACCGCATCCGGTGTGAACACATTGGCCGCGTTGGAATCGTAGTAAATGCTGAAAGTCTTCAGGTTATGATTCTGAATCATTATGCGGCTAACGACGGTCGGGACCTGGAAAACAATATTTAAAGTTGTAGATGTGGCACCGGAGTAACCATCAGTGGTGTAATCAAGAGATGTGTTTCGGTCAAACAAATATGAAAATGTCCCCGTACCGCTATCGGTCAGGAGCATGGTGGTAGTATCCAGCAGGTTCTTGTCACATATTTCAAAATTTCTCATTGGTAAGACCGCCTGTTTCTTTGGAGTTCAAAAAGCTTTTTATCCAGCTTTTGTGCAAATTGTTCTACGGAGTAATCATCGGCTACTATTGTACCGGCCTGTATTATTACGGTATTACCTCCGCCGCCGAATGTGTCGCGTAGTTTTTCCTTTGTGCGCGGGTCATCAAGCGGTATAGCCACTTCGGCGCGGCCTGCTTCGGCCATTATAGCAGAAGTCCCACCGTTACGCGGCATTATCATTCCGCCTTCTGCAAGCTTTACTCCGGCCATGCTGGCAACATTCGCAAGGCCTGCCGCCAATACCAGTTTGGAAAGGATAAAGTTGTAAGGTGGTGGAGCAGACGCTAAAGCTTTATTTGCCGCCGCAAAAGTGTCGACCGTTGCCATACCAATGGCCGCAGCTTTTCCAATAGCAGCTAAAGTTTTATTATGACTGCTGGAAAATCCTGCTATATAATTCATCGTATCTATGGCATTTTTTTTGCGTTCTTCGTTTTGTTTTTTGGTATTGACAGTCTGCTGTGTTCCCAAAAGCTGTATAGCAAGTGTCTGCTGGCCTTTATCCATCAATTCTTTGGCCATTGCATTGGTGCGTATATTGGCCAGTTGATCTTCTGTCAAATTTGTAGTATCTATCTGAAGCGTGGCTTTATCAATCAAGTCTTGCTTTTCCTTTTCTTTCTTTTTTTCTTCCTCTGGGTCAATGGCACCGGCGGGTGCTTTTGCCTTTGATTCTGCCAATATCCTGGCCTTTATTTTTTCAGCTTCGTTATTCTTTTCTAAATTCGCAAGCAAACTTCTTTGTATTCCTAGCCTTTTTTCAGATTGCTTTATATCGTCATCAGTAGCAATCCATGACTGCCTCATCATTTTTAAATTTTCTTCCGCCGCTTTTACTTTTTCTCTTACCACTAAAATCTGTTCGGAATACACTCCGGTAACTCCCTGTGTAGGGTCTATAAGTAAGGCTGTTGCCTCTGCCGCTTCTTTTAAGAAATTTAAAGCCTTTACAGCAGGGCCGGCAGCAAATCCGCCAAGGGTTTCCAATACCTCATCGAAAGAGTTCTTCATCTGAAGAACTTTACCCGCGTATGTTTTCGCCTGCGCCGCAGCGGTTCCTCCAAAGCGAGAATTTACCTGCGCCAGCGCGGCCTCAAACCGCTGTGCTTTTGGGATATTTTCGTCGATTATAATTCCGTAGCGTGATAGTGTCCCCGTTTCTCCAAACGCAGCCTTGCCAAGCAAAAGCATTGTGGTCTTTAAGTCAGTACCAAGCGCGGCGGACATATCAGCTGCTGCGTTCGTGGTGGCCTTCAGCCTTTCGCCAGTAAGGCCGAAAGTGGTTCCAAGAGCCATTGCGCTTAAAACTACCTCATCCGCGTAGGTGGTGGTCTTTTGGAGTTCCCCGGCAAAGGCTATAAGGTCATCGGTTACGGCCTGGGATTGTATGCCCTGATTCTGCAAAGCCTGGTTGAGTTTGTTTACCGCCGTTTCCTGCTCTCCATAGGCATTAAGAACTGCTGAAAATATGTCAATCAGTTTAGTGAAACTCTCATAAATGGCCAGCACTCCCTGCCGTAATACGGCCAAGTTCGCAGCCACCGCGCCAATGCCCTTGCTGGCGAAGTCCTGCAAAGATAAAATTAGATTTGCTTTCTTATCAGCCATTTTTCTTTTCCCGCTCAATTCCTATTGAGGCTATAAAATAATCAAACATCTGCTTTTCGGCAAGGCTTAAATCTTCGGATTCAAAGGCGATATTGGACGGACGGCAGGAATAACGCCTAGCGACGCAATCCAGAATAAAAGCCGCGTCTTTACTGAAAAAAAAAGGGATTTTAAACCCTTGAAACGGTTTAGGCTATGAATCATTACTTCCGCAAACAGGCGTGAGCCTGTTTCTTCGTCCCTGAAAATGTCCTCAACGGTCAAGCCCGCTTCCCGGCCTTTGCTTTCGCCCTTACCGACAGGGATAAGTGCAGGACACACTACCGCCGCTTCCACTATCCTCATCATCTGGTCAAGTATAACCTTTGGGTTCACGGTCTGTGACATGTCCCGCCGGCTGGACATGGCCGTAAAGATTTGTGGCATTTGTTCCGGCATGAAGTCCAGTACCGGATTTATCTTACGGATTATAAATTTCTGCCCGTCAATCTTTACGGACTTATGTCCCTGTAATTTTGCTTTAGTAGGCTGTGACATTATTTTTAACCGTTATTTTCACATCGTAGCCGGTGCTGGTGTTCGGATTGTCCACCATTACATCAAAGGGTATTTCAGAGGAGAGAATATCTCCAGGACCTTTGAGCTCAGCATCAGGTGATTTGTAGAATATTTTCGGCATATCAATCTGCACATAATAACCCGAGCTGGCCGAAGCACTTATAAGCTGGCTACTGGTAAACTTTAACTGCGCCGCCGCGTTTGTAGCCGCGATAAATGTGTCAAAGGCCGTTGTTGTATCTATGCGCTGTGTGATTTTGAACTCAACGGAGCGATTGACCGGCGGTAGAATTGAAATGACATTACTGCCGAGAGCGCGCGCGTCTTTATCGGCTTTCAGGTTGTTGCTAATGGAAAGCTCAAAGCCCTGTATTTTCTGCGTGCTGCCGGAATAGGTATAGGCTCCATGTACATAAGTCAGTGGCAGAATTGAGGTCAGCGTCAACTGTGCGGACAAATCCTCGGAAAGCGCCGTGGAGTCCTGAAAAATGAAATCGTAAGACATTTTCACGGGCTCGCCTACGTTAGCCGACATCTTCAGGGAGTTCACGCGCCCTCCCTGGTAGCGCCAGGTCTGTCCACTTCCGGCCTTTTTAATATTGAAGCACACAGAGGAAATGCTCTGGTCAAAGTTCCCGGCAGTCATCACATGAACATAGCTTGAGCCGGAACCGGCAGTAGTGCTTATGCCGCCGCCCAGGGCCGCCGCCATGCACAGTACGGACTCCTGGGGGTGCAGGTACTGCTCAAGGGTTCCCGCGACGCTCTTATCCAGCATTACGCGCCGGTGCGGGCCGCGATTCGTAGAAAGGGACGGAATTTTAAGAGAAGTTATATCCGTTTTGAAAGAGCATGAAAGAGCCTCTATGCAGGACATGCTGGCCGTTGTTGACTGATACGTCCCGAATGAAGCTTCCCGGCCTATCGCCAGATAAGACTGAACCACCGCGCGCGCTGAATCACCTTGTGCCATATAATGCCTCCCTTGATTTATTGAACTCGTTTTTTGCCGCCATAAGTTCAAAGCCGATAGATTTTGCCTTCTCGAACAACTGCCTGCACTTTCCGATATCTTCAGAATTATTTTTTATATCTGAAAGAACTTCTTTTATGTCTTTGCGATACCTGCAATCTAAAAGGCCACGCCCACAGCAATTTATAGCCGGCAGATTAAAGGTTTCGAGATATTGAATAAGCCACCGGCAAGAGAACAATAGATTCTCTGAAGTAAAGCAGCGATCGCCATTTATGTCCAGCATTGTGCCATGGTGCATATAGAACCGCTTAGGCGCCGTATTGTTCCATGCGTAATAATTCCCCTTCGGCCTCCATGAATAATCATAGCCGGTCAGGATGTAGCGCTCATATCCGCCCCAATTTACTGCAGCTTTTTCGTCGCAGCCAGTCCAGAAGATAACCATTGCGTTTGACACATTTGAGCCGGCTGGCATTATCCGTATTTTATCATCGAATATTGGTATAAACTTTTTCTCCGTTTCAATCGCGTCTTTATTAATGTAAAAATAGCGTTCACCTTTCCATGCCTGTGTCCACTCTGGATTAGCGTATACTGTAGATAGCAGATTCACGCCTTTGGATTCATCAACATAGTTCTTGAACCATTTAAAAGGTATATTAGCGTCGCAGAGCACAACATAATCCGCTTTTATCCCATGGTCAAGAAGCACTCCGAACCCTTTATCGCAAGTGGTTATTTCAAACTTGTCCCTGTAAGATTTAAGAACATCAATATTTTCTTCCAACGATTCGCCCATGGCGGCCAGGACAGCAAACTTGCCTATTTTGCTATTCTCCAATTCCCGGCAATCCCGGTATTTAAACTTTGAGTTTATGTGCGCGTTCGGAAGCCATTTCGCCTCGCCAAATTGATTCCAGACAACGCGGCTTTGGTTTCGCACGTCCTTATATGTCAATGCCATTTTTAATTTCCCCTGTTACCGAAAATAATACTTCCCTTTCACTGTGATCATTACTCCCTTAACCATCACGCCTTCACCTTCAAACGGCCCTATGAAGTCCGTGTTGTCTACGCCTATCCATGAGGCCGTACCAGAGGCCGTGTACTGCTCCCTGATAACGCTTTCAATGTTATCTGCTAGCTTGTACACATCAGCCAACAATGCGTCGTTTGTGGTGGTGGCTCCGTACTTCTTGTAGAGGCCCACAATCTGGAAATTTACATCTGCTGATTTAAGCTCCCGCGCGGCTCCTGTTCCGCCTATACCTTCAAACGCTTCCGATTTATTGTCCAGCGTAACGAATACCGCGGGAAATTCGTAATTGCGAAGATTGACAGCCGACGGGTCAGCCATTGCCACTTTTTTAATGCGCTCGTCCAGCCCTGTGGATAAATCTAGCGCTGCTGTGGTGGTGTTCGCGTCATCCAACACATTAAAAAGAGCCGTCAATTTGTCCACATATCCGAAAGCCATTCTTTAATCTCCAAATGCCATACCGGCGATAATCTGCGTCATGCGGTCTTTTGCCGTTTCGCTGAACCACATAAACTCACGTTTCGGCATACCATCCGTTCCGCTATCGTGCCGGTGGCCATAAACGGAGTTTGCGAAAATTTCAATGGTATTAAAAGCTATTTTTTTTGTGTTTGTTGGAAGTATCGAGCCGCGTAATTTTCCGGTAAGACCTAAAATTTTATTGTTAGGGTTGTATCTTGCGTTCGGTTTTTTCATGCTTGCCGCCATTCCCATCTTTCCATAAATATCTGCTTTCTCAAATCTTTTTGTATGTCCTAACATCTTGAGCCTATACGCATCTTGTGTTTTTTGGCTTCTGGGTTTCCATTCGCCCTCTGGCCCTTTCTCGTCTGAAAAATGCTGAACTATATCCTGAAAGCCGGCAGTCATAAACGCGGTCTTCAGTAGTCCCGTCGGGTCTTTCGTTTTGCTTTTGATAATTTCAAGGAAAGACATCCATGCGCCAGCGTTCAATGAAGCGTATACGGCCATTATTCGCGCCCTCCGGATATATCATCTTCTCGGTCTGAATCAACAGCCCATTTGTCAGGGGCGTCCAGGTTGAAAGTCTGCGCATAATCTTTTGTTGAGGAAAGAAAGCGAGATGTGGATATTGGCCCCACCGCAGATCCATCCGTGAGGGCCAATTGTGTGGTTCCTTCGCGGATATTAGTTAGCATATCAATGGCTAATTTATATGATGTGTACCATGGATTTTCTCGCTGGCCATCCTGCACCGATACGCCACGAATATGGAAGTAAGAGGCGATATCTTCAGAGATAGTCCGTAGTATCGGCGGAACCACTGTAAACGGCAAAGAGTACCGGGCCGAAACATAGCTATTCACTATGCTCTCGGCCCGGATTATGTGTGCATTTAGAGCGTCTACGCCAGCCGAATCAGCCGTGGAATTACCCGCGAGTATATTTGGGATAAGGCTTGTAAATGATGTCGTAGTGGCGTATGAGCCCATGATTAGTCAACCTCGGTCATCTTGTTATCTTTCAGCAGCCGGAAGAAAGCGTCGTCCTTATTCTTTCCGCTTCTGATTTTCAGCGTTTTCACAAGCCGCGAAACAACGCCTTTGGGCTTGCGGTAGTACGCCAAGAACTCCACATGGTTGGCGTCAGTTCTCCTATAAGCGAAGTGAGCTTCTCCATAGCCCATGAAGTTCCCTTTCTTGTCGGTCTTGCAGGGCGGTAGGCTATCTGAATCCACAAACGGCGTATACTTGAACTTCGGTTTCTCGTCTACTGATGGTACTTCATTCTTTTCTTTAGGCATTTTATTTTCTCCTCTCCTGTTCACCTGTATTTTGGTTTTAGGTTTACCGGGGCAGGACAGGGAGCCCGCCCCGGTAAATTCTTTTGCTTACTGTATCGTGTTACCGATATAGAAAGCGCACTCGGTCGCCACGGCCTTGTGCTGGTACATATGGCTGACTTCAACCATGTCGCCCTTGCGCTTATCTTCGCGCCATTTCGTAACCGACATGGGAGAGTTGTTCTCATTTGTGACAACGAAGGTGTAAAGCGCCGATGGCTTTTTAAGGCCAGGGGTAGGCTCCACATATCCGAACCACGCGCAGTCAGTCATCATGAACGACATACTGTCGGCCATCCCTTCCTCGTTGGTGTTATAGATGGCTCGGGAAACAAGCACCTTCCCGACTTCAAAAAGCCGGGCAATAAGGCCTTCCGTGACCGATTCAGCAGAAGTGTATTTGATTCTGTCCAGGATAGACACATGCCGTTTACAGGCAAGGAACGTGGCGTAATCCATCGCGCAGACGTTTGGCAGCATACCGGAGTTCTTCGCTATGGTAGAGCCAGCAGACAGCGCGAAGTCGATCGGGTTTGACAGCGTGGTGTTAGCGTTCCAGGCGAAGGTGGAAGTCATGGAGTATTCCGCCGACCAATTTGACTTTGTGCTGATGAGGGTCAGCAGGTCGTACTCCTTCTTCATCATGATCTTCTCGGTCAGATATTCGGTGGTATCTTTTTCCATGTCGATGGCGGGGTCTGCGTTATTTCGTTTTCTGTCAGTCACCAGGTCCCGCAGCGCGTGTTCCTGCACGGTGTAGGATGAGGTCGATAGGTTAAACGAAGCCTCTTTGGCTTCCGCACCGTCGGCCCGGTGTGTGTCCGGTATTATCAGCGAGTCCTTGCTGTACACGAAGAAGTCATCCGTTTCGTGCTTAACAGGCACGTTCGGAGAGAGCAAATTCGCTATAAAGGACTGATTTGCAAAAGCCACCGAGATATTCTCAAGGGGCCTACTATTGTGAACTTGTGAGGATAAGGGCATAGTGTAGTTTTCTCCTTTAGATTATACAAGGTGACCAGGATTGCCGATAGTGAGGGCAACCTCAACGACTGCGCCAGTGCAGGAAGCACCGGAAACGGTATCAAGACAGATTCCGAGTATCGGCTGACTAACGGTAGCGGTAGCCATTGCAGTACCTATCACACGGCCAGAGCCCGATGTGGCAGCCATCAAAAGCTGGCCTGCGGTCACGCTGTCATTGATTTCCACTTTGGCAGTACCGGATATCACAACCGGGATAGAAGTGCCTGCGGCACCTCCGTCCATTGATACTCCGAGTATGGCAGTGGTATTGGTGGCACCCCACAGCGTTATAGCGTGGTCACCAGAAACGTAAACTACGCGGTAGGCGCTTATTGAGCCGCCGGCGTCAATGCTTATTACAGTTCCAGGGGTAGCTTGACTCATTTTATTTTCTCCTTTTCGTATTCCGATTTTTTATATAGGCAAGGTCATTGCCCATACTTATTTATTCGGTTTTCCCTTCGGCGGCTTTAGTACGCCTTTCACGGGTAATGGCCTCATAAGCTTTCGTGTAGGAAACCTTATTATCGGCCATATATTTATTGATAGCGCAATGCAGTTCGTCATCCGCGCTATTAAATTCCTTTTTCTCCGGCTGCTTGCCATTGGCTTCCGGCTTCTCCGGCAGGCTGACAGGCTGATAAGCTTCGGCAAACTTAACCACAAGCTCGTCAAGGCTTTCCTCTTTGCCATCAGCGGTATATTTAGCCTCTTTCGGAATGTTCTTCAGCAGGGCGAATAAAGCCTCTTTCTGCGCGGGAAGAACTTTTTTAGCGGAGATGAGTTCATCAATTTTGTTGTTGATTTCAGAGGTGCGTTTTTCCTCCGCTATAATGGAATATTTTTTTCCCCATTCGTCGCACTTCATAGTGAGATCATCGCATTTAAGTTTCATCTCGTCGCATTTACCTTTCATTTCTTCAAATGATTTGGTAAGTCCTTCTTTCTCTATTGCGTATGCGGCTTTTTCATCAGCGAAAAGCTTTTCCGAATTGGCGAGCTTCTCGCGGAGCATTTCAAGTTCTTTTTCCATTTCTTTGTCCTCCGTGATTTTTACTTCGTAGGTTTTAACTTCTATCCCTGTTGCGTCGTACGCAAGGGCTGGCTCGCCTTTCGCGTAAAGTGACATAATATCCTTTAGGTTTGATACTGCCGGAATATCTGCACCAAGCAGTGCCACGGCTTTCAATAAATACGGATATTTTTCCCCATCGAGTCCAAAATTCCAATATATCTCACTTGAAACTGTGCGATATGCTCCGGCAGTTATCAATTCGTAAATGGCCTTTGGAACTCCTATAAAATCAGCCACAAGTTTTTCGCCCACTTTTCTTAAACCGGATATCCAGCCGGCAGCCGGCAGGCCGTCGCTCTCTAGCAATTCCTGGGAGTTATTATGTCCGAGTTTTAAAAATGGCTTTACTTTTTCTTTAGTCTTTTCAAATGCCGATACCAGGCTTTCAATATCCTGCTCGGTGTATATATCCCCGTTCCATGTACCAGCGGAGAAGATTTCAATATCTTTCAGTTCGCAAGTTTCAAGTTCTTTTTTCTTAGGCATATTTTTTACCTCTTAAATCGGGTGGTGCTATGTCCACCATGAAGGGCGCGTTGGCCCTTACAAAATTAATGCGTTCCCAAACAGATATAATTTACCGCGTCGTTTGTGTCCCATGCTCCGGTGTTCGGCACAAATGTAATACCGGAAGCGGAATTTGCGGATATAATCGCACCCTCTGAGGCAGTAGCCACCGCACCAGTCAACACACAAACAGGCGTAGCATCAAAGGAATCACCGAATACAATGGCGCATGAACTATTCGCTCCTGTAAACAATATCGTGCCCGCTGTATCTCCGCTTCCTGCAACCACACCGCCATTTAAGCAAGTTCCAAGAGTCGGGGATGAGCCATATATAGAAAAGTGCCCGTTGGGATGTATCCCAAAAACGCTCGTTGTGTCACCGCTGGATATTTTAAGTGAGTATCCATTCTGGCTATTAGTGCCAGCAGGTGTCTGGATATGAACAAAAGCGGATCCGGTCGTTGTGCCTATCTTAACTGTTCCCGCAAAATGTCCCGTGCCATTTACGTCAAGCATGGAAGCTGGCGCGGTAGTTCCTATGCCTATATTTCCATTTGAGAGAATTGTTTGTCGCGTTGCTCCGTTTGTCCGTAACTGAATCGGATTCGCCCCGTCGTTGGATAATATAAGACTCTGCGCAAGCGAATCGGCGTACAATTGCCCTGCCGATGTAGACTCAAGAAATACACCGGCTGTGGTTGTGTTTATCATATACATACCACCGAATCCAGTTGTATTCGGATTTTGCAGTAATACGAATGGCGAGTTTCTTGTAACAGTAATATTTCCAGAGGTGTTAAATGATCCATTTACATCCAGTTTTGTCACAGGATTAACAGTATTGATTCCTATGTTACCGTTAGATTTAAAAGTTATTACACTTGTAAAAGTCGGATTTAGGCGCGGATTGTTTGATGTTGAAACATATAAATCGAAGTCACCAAATGCTGCCCCGTCATTTCTAAAAGACCATGCCCTGCTATCTGCCTGGGTTATATGTGGCCCAATAATAAGCCGGCCAGAACCAGTCAACGGGCCAGCCATAATAGAATCTGCCACATCCAGCGTATAGTCAGGTGTGATCCCTATACCCACTTTACCGTTTATTACTGAAAATGTGGTTGTTCCTACACTAAATGAATTGCCTGCCACATTCAATGTACCACCAATGCCCGCGTTTCCAATCACAGTAAAACTTGAGGTTGTTAAGGGGCCGGTCATTACATCACCGGAGATATCAACATATCTACCGTCAGCACGATTAAGCGTCAAGCCATCAGATATGTAACCGCCGGCTGCGCTGGCGCATGAAGCAAAGGCGAGAATAAGGGAAATAATTTTCATTGTAAAACCTCCGTTTAATAGCGATATCCGCTATAATTCAATTCAAAAGTTCCAGCGGTAATGGTGGAAATTCGGATATAGACCACCTGTGCAGCAGAGCCACATATAGCGTCATTTTCGTCCCAAGAGCGCACCAGGGCCTGTCCTGACGATAGCGTAACCGCGTATGAAGTGGTCGCGCCGGTAAGTATCCGCAGCTGGTAATCACCAAGCGCCACCATGTCAATATTTTTTATGCAGTTTCTCTGGCCGGTAACTGCGGCAATAGTGGCCACATTTGGAGCGTTTACCTGTGTGGTAGCTGCGGGCCCAATAGCGGAGAATCGCATTATTTCCGCACCGACAAATACAGCCACCACCGATATCAGAACCGCCGCAATAAATGATTTTTTCATACTCTTTTTTTTTCTCCCTATTTTGAATCCGGCAGCACTAGATTGCCGCCCCACTCTTTTATTTTGTCCATCGGAACTTCTTTAGCTGCTATATACTCCTCGTAAATTGTAACAGGTACAAGAATACTGCGACATCCGAAATGTAATGGGGGAACTATTGCACTGGTAAAATCTCCCTTAGTAAAAGGTGGCATAGCGTCCAGTTTGGAACATACTTCCGTTGTCCGTGTGTCCATTATCGCGCTAAATTTATACGCGACAATTATCTGCTTGGCTATAGGGTCGGTATCCCAATACGTTTTGCGGGCCTGATTGTAAATCTCCGTGGTCTTTGTACGCGCTACGGTCGCGGCCCATTTCTCCGTAAAGCCTTTGGCCTCATCCATGAGTATTTTTGCGAGAGCGCTTTCTGATACGCCCTGCTTGATGGCCTGCATGACGCTGTTCTTTACTTTCTTAGTGATTTCATTGGAATAGTCACCCACCATTTTAAACGACTCCGCGTCCAATATGGCCAAGAACTCTTCCGGCAGCAGGTCATCATCCATTGCGTAGCCCTTAGCGCTGGACGGGAACATCTCAAGCTGGGCAGCCTTTATGGACTTCTTGAAAAGGGTATTGAAATTTGTTTTAAGCGCCGAGTTCATTTCGCGCTGGAAGCGGGGCTTAAGTTCGTTCACCTTGTCAGGGGTAAACTTGTTCATAATACCCTTGTCTTTTACCTGCTGAACCAGGTCAGAGTATATCAGCCGGCCTGTCCTCATGATCTGCGGCACAAGGATATCTTCCGATTCATTCATGGTCTTTGCGGCCATTGCGAAGTCGCATTTTTTCTCATATGAAAAAAGCTCACGGGAGTAAGTGTGCGTATGGCCATCATGGGCCAGTTCCTTTTCTTCCTTGGGCTGTCCGCCGAAAGGTGCCGCTGCGGGCGCTGGCTCCACTATCTCTACCGGCCCTTCAGGGAAGCCAGTAGTTTTTCGGAAATGGTTTATTTCCTGTTCATTCGGTTTGAACACATGGCCTTTAACTGCGTCCACCCACGTCTTTGACATTTCAAGCGAATCGTCCTCGGAGTAAGGCAAGAACTTAAAAAATGCTTTAATCTTGTCACCATAATTTGCTTTCAAAATAGGGTCTATTATTTTCTCATTTATTTTGCTTGCAAGGATTTTACGATCGTTGGCTAAGGTGGCTAAGAACATGTTAAAGTGTTTTTCTCCAAGCGAATAAGAGCCGCCGGACACCTTTTCACCTGATACTCCCAATAGGTCAGGAACAAGGATAGACCGCGCTATCCAGAGGTTGAACATATCCATGCCCTTGGTGTACACATCCGAGCCGTCGCGCGTAGCCTGTACAAAATCAACAAGCGCGTCCTCCGGTATAGCCAGCGTGGTGTTATTCTGGATTGATTTTAAAACGGTGTTAAACTGTGTTATTTCGGAAGTGCCGTAGTTTTTAGGATATTTACCCACAGTAGTCGGTGTGCCGAATCTCTCAGCATAAATAGCGAACATCCGCATGAAGAATTTTTTAGCCTTCCATGCCGGGTGCGCTGATTTAAGGTCACTCTTTCCAAAAGGATTTCCCCATTCCTGTTGATAGCCGTAATGCAGAAAATACGCAGGTTCAAAATTTAAATTTCCTTTATTGCCTATCTGCCGGACATTGGTCACATCACCAAAATCATCCACATCAAACTCAAACGTATGAGGCGGTTTTGTAGCGCATGACTTCAACCAGTATTTTCCACCCTCTAATTTAAAAAGCACTTCAGACATGCTGAAGCCATATTCGTAGGCTGAAAGTATATCCCTCAAAAAAGAATCAAACCCACCATATAGCTTGCCAGCGTTAACTTCATTAAGCGTTTTCTCTATTTCCTTTTTTACATTTTCATCATCGCAAACAATCTGCCAGCTAGTATTTAGCACCATGTCTTTTTTAATTGACATGGCCGCCTTTACCTGGTCGTCGTTCTTCATCTCGTCGTATGTGGCGTATTGCCCACGAGCCAACGGGTCAGGATTATAAGGGAAGTTGTAAGATTCGGAGTAATAAGAAGAACGAAAGATACCACGGGTCGTAATGGGAAATGTTAAATTCGCTGACAGTTCACCGTCTGACTGGAATTTATCTTGTGGCTTTATTTCTGCAAATAGTTTTTCTTCTTTTGTTTGTGCCGGCATTGGCTATATATTAATGATATTCAGCCAACAAGTAAACACGGTCAAAATGCCTATTTTTCAATGCCATTGTATAAAATGCTTAAAATCTTGTGCTGTAATTAAGATTTAGATAATCAAAAATCTCTGCTTGATTCTCTCTCTCCGCCTAAAAGGAAGTTATTTAAGTTTGGCGGCTTGCTGTCTTTTAGATATGTAAGACCATGTACAAGCGCGTCCACCTGGTCATCGTGTGATGATTTAGGAAACTTCAGGCATTCGTCGAGGAACTCTGACAGCCATGGTGCTTGCTCTGGAAGGTAGACCACACCTGACTCTATAAGCGGAGTCACAAGCATGGCCCGCGTAGTCTTGTCGGCCAGGGGCTTACCTTCTTCTCCGGCGGCTATTACAGGTATCTTGGTATCTCTCTGAAATTCTTGTATAAGCTGTTGCCCGCTGGACTTATCCTCAATGATAACCGCAGAGGCCCGGCTGTTATCGTAATACTGCTTTACTGCCCGTTTGAGTTCTGGGTACTCCATTTTATCACGCTTCAAATCCAGCACATAATAGCCGGTGTCTGTTTCCGCCAGGTACACACCCACCGTGAAATCGTTTTCCTCTCCAGATTTTACAGCCGTATCCCATGCCCAGATATAGCGGCGTATTGACTTTCTATCTGGCGCAGTCTGGTAATACTTCCACCACTCGCGCTTTATAATCGCGCCGCCTTCCGGTACTGGATTCTGCTGATACATCGCAGACCACCAAAATGTGCCGGTGGCCTTACGTATCTTTTCCAATGTATCAAGCGGGAACCTGGCCGGCCATAGCGCCTCGCCTGGCTTGCGGCCTAAAATATCGTTATGCGTGGCTATCGCGGAAAAGTTCACGGTATCCCACTTCTCTCCGCCGTTCTTTTCTTCAGATAGCAGCCATCCCACAAGGTCGTCGTCGTGCCACCTAGTCATTACTATTATTATCGCGCCATCAGGCTCAAGGCGCGTGTACAGCGTGGACTTAAACCATTCCTTTATTTTCTCCCGCATAAGCGGCGACATGGCTTCCTCGGAGTTTTTTAAGGGATCATCTATTAAAGCTATATTGGCTCCCTTTCCAGTTATCGGGGAGCCAGCACCAGCGGTGTTCATGCCGCCATGCCGCTTTAAAATGTTCCAGTCCTGCACGGCTGAAGATTCCTGGTTTACCTTAATTCCGAAAAGGTGGCCATGTTCCACTAGTAGATCGCGCGCCTTGCGGCCCCAGGACGCAGCGAAAGAGGCTTCATGGGAAGTCAGTATTATCCGGCTATCGGGGTTCATTCCGAGATACCAGGCCGGGAAATATTTAGAGATGAACTCGCTTTTCCCATGCCTCGGCGGTTCTGTGACTATAAGTCGAGTACAGCGGCCTGCGGCCACATCAATAAGCTTTCGGTTTAGGTATTCAATATGTGGTGAGCAAATCCATTTACCTTGTGAAGCGTACCACGCAAAGCCTGCCGGGGAAAGAATCGCCAATTCTTCGGGTGTGAGTTTAGACACCATCCATCACCGGGTCTTTAGGACTCATGGCCTCTATGGTGGATTTGTTTTGTTCAGTAAAAGCATGTTTCATTTCTTCCATAGCTCTTTCGTCCCATGTCGGGATAGAGCAGGCAGCGTTTAACTGGAAATTTAAAGCTTCAATCCATTTTCCAGGATTTAACATCATGGCGTAATTGAGAATTTTAATAGCGTCGTGCGGCCTGTTCAATTCCAGCAGGCACCAAGAGATAAACATAAATATGTCAGGATTCGGACGCAGATTAACGCACTTTTCCAGCGTTTCAAGTGCCTCTTGGTATCGCTGATTCTGGTAAAGCCATGCTCCCTTTGTTGAAAGATACCGCGCTCCGCCGCACGTTTGCGGGCAGTTCTTTTCAATCTGATCCATATAATCGGTCTGCTTGGTCGGGTCTTTCTGATTCACCATCATTATCATGGCGACATGTGCCTCCGGGAACTCCGGATATATTTCGATGGCCTTGGCCCAATTATTATCTTTAGCCGCAAGTATTGCGTTTTTTACTGACTGTATTTTTTTAAGCACTCCGCCGTAATCTTCTACAATGGGCTCATATTTTGCAAGGTCTATTTTTTTACAAAGCAACGTAATCCCGCAGCCCTCATATTCATCTTTGACTATTTCAAATCCGCATTTAGCAACAAGATTTTTAATTGATACCCGGCTAAAAATATTCACATGGTCTTTGTGGAAATATCCGTCAAAATCGTGTTGAGCAGACGTATTGTGCATAATGACATTTGTGCCGGTGCCCTCATCCAGCCTGTTGAAATACTCTGGAACACTTATCATTATGTGGCCGCCATCTGCCAACATATCCCGATATTTCATTAATTTTAAATCCGGCCTTATCATGTGCTCCAAAACATGATATATGGTCAGCAGGTCGTATTTGTGCTTTGTCGGCAGTTCCTCGGTAAGCGGTACTCCATAGTAATGCTCACTCATTCTTCGATATTGTACGGCGTACTCGCTGCCGGTGGCCCTGTGGCCCAATGTTCTAAACCAGTGGACAAGATATCCGGTAGCCGCGCCTATATCACCTACTATCAGACCTTTTTTATCTTTCAGAAAGTCAGCCAGGAATTTTGAAATAAGTGCCTTCTTATTGTTCGTAGTGATTATGTTCGCGTAGTCCGGCTTCTGCTTTCCGATTACGGCCTTCCGGTGCTGGTTTTTATAGTAGGCCAGCATTTCAGCTTCTTTGGTTTCGTCATAATCGTGGCTGGCAAAGCCACATGCCTTGCAAACTACAATCACACTTTCACTATGTATTTTATCGTCTTTGTGTAAATCTCCGCCGCCACATATTGGGCATTTTTCAATCATTGGTTAATCTCCCTGTGTATTTTTTTTATTTTGTCTGCCAGCTTTGCCATACTTGGAAAACTTATAGTCTGTACCGCGTCCGCGCCCGCCGCATTGTCCGGCTCTGGGTGGCACTCCACTATGCAGCCGTCCGCGCCCGCTGCTATCCCGGCCAGCGTAAGCGGCTCTACCAGGTCGCGCCGGCCAGAGCAATGGGAAGCGTCTACCAGTACCGGCACGCGGCAAAGCGCTTTCACCGCCGCTATCAAGCTTACGGATAACTCCCACCGCGTGTGGTTTAGGTGGCTGGAACCACCGCGCTCCACTAATATTGGCTTTGCCTTGCCTTTCAGCAGGTACTCACACGCGCCCAGCAGTTCATCCAGCGTTGCACCTGGTGCGCGTTTGAGCGTTACCCATTTATCCAGCTTCGCCATTTCGTTCAGCAGGGCATAATTTTGCATTGCCCGCGCACCGATCTGGATAATATCCGCGTAATGCGCGACAATTTCAACGTGTCGCGGGTCAAATACCTCGACTACTATTTTGAGCCCGTGCTCATTAGCCGCCTGCCGCCACATTACAAGGTCTTTTTCCCGCAGGCCGAATTTATCACCTGGATATGTGCCAGCGCTGAAAATTCCTCCACGCATAAACTCTATTTTCTGATGCTCAAGGAAATAAGCGATTGCCTTTACCTGCTCAAAGCACTCAATCTGGCACGGCCCCGCTATTATAAGCGGTTTGGGCATATCCGGTGGCTTATAGGCTAAAACACGCTCATATCGCGGCCTAGGCCCGAAACTACGCATTGTGGCGAGGTCTGTCATAGGCTCCCACCCGTATTATCTACTATTTTGAAAAGCCTGTCCCATGCAACGCCTGTAAAAACCTTACTTGTTAATTTTTTTCTCGTATCGGCAGAGGGCTGACATTCACCAGTCATCAGCCGGCTGAAATGTTCCGGAGTAATGCCTGCGGTTTGAGCCGCTTCTTTTTGCGTTTTGTTTCGGATTGAAAGGATTATCCTAGCGTTTTCCGATCTAATATATATTTTCAGAAATTCCACCTTGCGGCAAGGGCCGCCCATTCAGTACGGACTACGGATTTAGCCGCGGCCTTTGACTTCAGAATAAGGTCGGGGCGCTCGCGCAGGATAGCCTGCAGGCGATTCTTATAGTAAGCGTCCCGGCACCAACTCTCAATCCAACTACATATTTGAATAGCGTTTGTCTGTATCATGTCCAGGCGCGTGTTATGTCGGGCGTACTCGGTTATTGCCTGCTGGATATTACGTCGGAAAGTCATACAGCCATTGAAGCTACGGCCTTGTAGCTTTTGGTGAAGGACTGGTTTTGTCCAGGCGGCTATACCTATCAGTTCGTTTTGAGTTACCATTTTGCGTTAGTTTTATCCTTTTCGCTTTCAATTTTATCGAACTTTTTCCCGGCAATATATGCTTTTTGGAGTTCTTGGTTATTAGTCCATATGGAATTAAGCCACATGGTAAATGGTAATTTTTTACGCTTCACGCTTTTTTTATTTCCCATAGTTCATCAATCCATTTTATCAAGGCCGCAGTTTTCGGATTTTCAACAGGATTAAACATCAGCCCATCTATCTGCATTGGAACAATCGTGATATAGGTTATAGTGTACCATTCCATAATCAGTTTACATTCTCCGGTTTATTTAGTTTTTTGTTGTGCGAAGCTCCGGCCTTGCAGTTTTTGGTGCAATACTGGTTTTGTCCAGGCGGCTATACCTATCAGTTCGTTTTGAGTTACCATAAATTAATCCGAGAGTCCAGCCTTTCGCATGGTGGACTTTATAAGATTTTCCTCCTTTATAAACTTATGACATTTGCGAATGGCCACTCGGATAAACGGCCTATCCATTGGAGAATCATATTTTAATCTGAAACGAAGCCATTCCAACATATTGGCTATCCCGCTACACGATTGGCCTTTTATCTTATTGTTCATTTTATAAATCCACATGGGCATTTATCAACTTGTGCGGCCCTATATTCACCAAGCCCGCGCAAGGTGGAACAGCCGCAGGCGAATATTGCCATGATTAAAATAAATGCTATTTTCATGTTCCCTTTTTAGTTTTAAGTTCTTCACTGGTTATAAATCCCTTTACGCTGGCGCGTTCTTCCAGATTATTTACGCTCATGGATTTATTGTGCTTCCGATAAAGCCATAGCGGATAGTCAAAATATTCTGCGGCCGCGCCCATGCGGTTATACAATTCCAGGCCATCCCAATGCCGTAGGCCATCACGAAAGCGAAACTCATTGACCACTGCCTTGCTCATAAGCGCACAACCGGCGTGGTGTGATACCCGCGGGTCTACCATGTCATCCCTGCGCTGCCCTGTTTCGTCCATCTCATAAAATGCAGGATATACCACGCTCGCGCCAGAGTCAATTTTATTTTTAAGCGTCCATAAGTGTTGGCTAAAATTATCTGGGAGTAGTATATCGTCCGCGTCGACTCGCATGACATATTTTCCCCGGCAGGAGGCCAAGGCTATATTGCTGGAACTGGCAAGGCCTTTATTGGATTCATTTAGTATTGGCCGTAATCGCGTATCGTGGAAATGTCTGGCTATCTGGCCTAAGGTTCCATCCGTTGAGTAGTCATCCACGATGATATACTCCATTTTTGGGATATCGGAATTTAAAACGGACATTATGGTCTGGGATATAAATGATGCGGCATTGTGAGCGCAGGTGTAAATTGAGAACTCCGGCAGGCGATTGATATTTAAAATATATGGGTTATGGTCGAGATGATAGCAGATAGTATCTACGGAAGCGTCCGGGCCTGTGGCGCGTAGCACAACCTCAAGGGCCTGCGCGTCCTGTGGATAATCCATTGTTAGCCGGTAGTCGCGCTTTACGTTTATTCTTGGTTCATGCTTTGTAATCCTTGGAAATGGTAGTCCGGCGCCTTTTACAAAATAGCTCACGAACTCCGTAGGCTCTATGCGTTTTTTTGCGGCGTGTTCCAAATTCTCAAAGCGGATTATTTCAACGCCCGCGCCCTCCACTATGCCGGGGCTGCACCCATAGCCGCTATCATCCCACTCGCAAGCCTCAAGCGTATCAAGTGCAGTCTGACCATCAATCAAAATGTCATCGTGTGTCACACGAATAATCCACTTCGGGCTATCATACAGCCGGGCCACATCGTAGAGCCTATGTAGAGGGCTGTCGGCATTACCGGAAACTATTTCCACACCTGTATGTGTCAAGCGGGACTGGTACTCGTGTAAATCATTGAGAGGGACGGCAATAACGGTTTTGATATTAGCGGCCTGAAGGCGCTTTATAATATGCTCAATCGCCGGCCTGCCGGAGATACGCTTAAAAGCCTTACCTGGTAAGCGGGAAGATTCAAGCCGAGAGCATACAATGGCTAAATGGTCAATCATTTTTTTGAAAATTCCAAAATAGTTACAGTAAGTGTCGCACACCAGATAGTGAGAATCATCCCGATCACACCAACGGTCATTATAAGTGCGTCAATCTGCCGCTGCTGTTTTGTGTCCACTTCGTCCATTTTCATTTTCATATTTCAATCTCTCTATCCGCGACATATTCTCTCTTTGGGCTTTTGTACGCCATCCAACTTGTGCAATTTTTGCACACGTCAGTAAAATATTGTTTATCATTTGCTTTCAGGCACTCTCTTAAGTTCTGAGCCATGGCCCATGCCTCTTTAAGCCTGGTCGCCTCCCCCAACTTCATAGTGCAATCGTAGTCCACACAGCATGGATATATACCACCATCACATGCCACCACAAGCCGCTGGCTCGGATAGCCACAGTATACTCGCTCGGCGGGCCTATCCTGCCCCTTTACGCGGTCAAAACAGTAATGCTCAGCCACTTTCACTTTATCGCAAAATGCATCACGCACGGCCCGTACAAAATCCTCTGATTTATTATCCGCAGTTATAACCCGCCTTACCCATATGTTCCGGTGTCCGGATTCTATCAATCGCTGGATATTGGTGGCCACACGGAATAGATCTCCGCCGCACCTCATTTTCTTGTATGTGGCCGGAACCATGGAGTCCAGGCTGAACATGACTTTCGTACAGGCCAAAAGCCCATCAAGCGCCATCTCATTGTAATTTCCATTTGTGTTCAAAAGGATTTCGTGAAAATCCATTGTGGCTGCATATTCTGCTATGCGGGTAAAATTTGGATTAAGCGTTGACTCTCCGCGCCAGTTCAATTTTATGGCCGGCACTCCCATCCGCTGCGCCGCGTTTATGGTTTGGATAGCCAAATCAAGCGACATGAATTTGTGCGGCTGTTCATGTTTTGGGTTTGAGAGAAAACAGAAAGGGCATTTGAGATTACAAATAGCGGATAATTCAATATCCACGTTTAGTGGCATAGCTGGCGTTTTAATATGAGCCTGCGCCCATAGTTCCCTGTATTTTTTAAAAGTCATCTCTTGGCTATTTTTCCCATCAGTTTGGAAATGTCATCCGATAATTCCGGAGAGTTCATGGCTTGCTTTGCCCACTCAAGCCGTTTACTGTCCTCCATGACTATTTCACGCCGTTCTGAAAATTCGTCCTTGCGCTTGCGCTCAAGATATTTAAGCGCCAGCGCACCGTCACCGGCTTTTATGGATTGAGATAGAGCTACCCTAGCCGATAAAATAGGTGTTTCCAGCAATGCGTCTTTTTGTACAGATATTTCAGGGTGTCTTTTTTGGTAAGCGCAAAGAGCGCTCGGAGTTATGCCAGCATGCGACGACGCTTCTCTATCTGAAGCGCCAACGCTCCATGCCTGACATAATTTCTGAATCACGGTGTGATAATCTTTACCGTCAAAAAGCTTTCTTCCGGCTCCTGGTTTATTTGTTCTACCTGTTTTTTTTCCTGCCATAATTTTATTATAATCCATTTTTGTTTATTTATCAATGGTAATACATTTTTTACCAGTTAACTTTTCCCATCGGTCTATTATGATTTGGCAGTAAGCAGGTTCTAGTTCAACCACGCGGCACTTGCGGCAGGTCTTTTCGCAGGCTATAAGCGTTGTACCACTCCCTCCGAACATATCGACCACTATATCTCCTTTATCTGTGTGGTTCATTATTGCATTTTCCGGTAATTCAACCGGCTTCATCGTTGGATGTAAATCACATGCCCTCGGCTTATCTACGGCCCACAAGGAAGTTTGAAATACGCCAGCTTTTTTTCGTTTATGTGTTTTGGTCCATGTAAATAATATCGGCTCATGCTGGTAATCGTAATCAAGCCGGCCCATACTAAATGTCGGGGAATTTTTCACCCAGTTAATAACATGGCGAACCTCTAGGCCAGATTCTTTCATCATCATCATCATCATCATCATCCCCAAGCCTCCGCCCTGCGGGCTACAGACAAATACTGAACAGTTGTCTGCCATTTGAGTGCGCCACAAAGTAAATGCTTTTAATAACATATCTCCAAGCTCTGCGGGCTTCATATCATCCATTATGAGATTATTCAGGCACCTTCCAGCGGGCTGGAAGGTGCTAAGCATTTTGTTCTTTTTGCCTACACTGACTCCATATGGTGGGTCTGTAAATACACATATCACTTTATCATCTGCCATAATCTTATCTGCTATTTTTTCATCTATCGCGCTGCCACAAATCAGCCTATGATCACCAAGTTGGAACATATCCCCGACTTTAATCTTCGTGGCCCGCATTTCGGGCACGTCGTCCTGGCCTTCCACTACGGTTTGTTCCGGCTCTGGAAATTCTGCTAGATTAAACCCCACATCGGTAAGCATCGATTGTTCAAAATCGTTAGCGAGTATGTCAAAGTCCCATTCCCCTGTATTTTTATTTGATCTTAGATTATACTCTTTCAATTCCGCCTCGGTTAACTTCCGGCTTGGCACACGGACATCGATCATCTCTCCGCCTCGTCCCAATGCCTGCATTATGGACAACCGTTGATGGCCGGCAATAATTACTCCATCCGTGTTTATGGCCGGGATTTCCACAAGATTAAATTTTTCAAGGGATTTTTTAAGTTGAGCACCTTGTTCTTCGGTGAGACGGCGCGGATTATGTTTATATGGAACAAGATCTTTGATTTTACGCTTTTCGGTATTCCATGATAATTGCATTTTTTTAAGACCTCCGCATTATTATACCATATTGACACCGGAAAAAAGACAAGCGGCGGTTTTGTTTGGTTCAGATATTTCTCTATTTATCAATTTGGTACCAACTTTTTTTTTCACACTTTTTAAGTCTAAAACCGGCAGAATCCAGGGCTTGTAAATATCTTAAAATGCTTCTTTCAGACACTTCCAATTCTCTATGTAACCATTGGATATTATGTGGTCTGCGGCTTAATAATCTCGCAATGGTTAAACAATTTTTTAATTTAAATGAATTATAGCAACCTTTATTTGCCTTGAATTTTACTTGTTTCATCTCTTTCTCCTCTCCACCCCATTAAAAACAGTAACGCTATTGCCGGCTGAATCCTTGAACACCTTTTTAGCACCATGCTCGCTATTCTGCATGGCGGGAAGTTTCGCCAGGCTTTTGCCATTCTCTACCCCTTGTGCGTAACCATCGCTGTAGCCTTTATTGTAAAGGCTTTCTATATCTGCTTTTAGCTTTTCTATCAGGTCTTGTGATTTGGTCATTGTTTATATTCCTTTGGCAAGAAACTGAAGATGTAGGCTATTACTTCTACTGTCCATCCGTCCCCAAGACAATCAGCAGCTTGATTTCTTTTAATTATATTAGTATATCCCTCTGGGACAGTTTGTAAACGCTCCAATTCTTTTTGGGTCAGGTAGCGTATTTTATTCTTACTGAATATTTTAAAATTATAACTATTAACCGTGGTTAAAGTTCCTATTTTTCCCACATCTGAATATATACGATTTTCAGTATGTGGATTGTTCCCAAATTCTTTAACTTGGTTTATCTGGTTTATCTGGTTTATCTTAGATTTTGTATGTGCAGCGAGCATTTCCATGTAAGCCTGTTCATCTTTAAAAACGCAAGTTGTAAACCCTGTATCATTGTAGCGATGGAACATCTTTGTAGGTGTAGCCAATGGCCTACTATCCGAGGATAGTAGGCTTCTTGATTTATTCATATTACAAAAGCCATCTTCCAAAATATCCTTTAACTGAATAAACTTATCCTCTGGGGGGGGAATATTGCATATATGATTGTAGAACAAATCTACATCACTTGGCCCGATATTTGTCCAATAAAATCTTTCTCTATTTTGCGCAGAAACAAGGGAACTATTAATTCGTATCGGATAGCAATTGAGGCAATCTGAAATAAACGAACTCTGCATAAAGTCCATAACTACATTTTCCAATAGAAAATATTTGGGCTTTAATTCTTTTAATATCCGAAGATACTCAAAAAAAAGTTTACTCTTTTCGCCTTTTAATCCCAACCTATTATTATTTGCTGATGAAAAATCCTGGCAAGGACTCCCACCTATTACCATATCTATATTAGGCAACATGTCTTTTGTTATTTCGGTTACATCACCGAGTTGTATGGTTTTGGGGTAGTTATACTGCGTAACTTTTATGGCATGGGGTTTAATCTCGCTGGCAAAGTAGTTGTCAACTTTTATCCCGGCACGTTCAAGCGCTATCTGCCCGCATGACATCCCATCAAAAAGAGAAAGAACATTAATGCCCATTAATTTCCCCCTCCATATTTAAAAATATATTCAGCTTGTTTTTTTTTAATAAATTCCTTTTTCCGGTCAGCTTCCAGTCTATCCCACTTCTCAATGACTCCCCTTGCCCAGAATCCTAAACCAAAGCTGCCGGATAAACCTATCACTATTCCTACTATGTCAATTTGCATGATTATTTTCTCCTTTATTTTAATCCCTGCTCAACTGATTTGTATAATGGTCGTATCATTTATTTCCCCTCCTTAAAGAACTCCGCGAATTTCCCCGCGCCCCACGCGCCGGTGGTGGCTTTGATAGCGGCTTGGACGGACATTCTGGCCGGTATCTTTTTACCCTCGCAAAACTGCTTGGCCCCGGCCTCGCATGCGCCAGTGATAACCCTGTACGCCCCGATAATCTCCGCTAATGGGTGAATACTCTTCAGCGTCCAGCCCTTGTATTTTGTCGTGTCGTGATCAGTCAGCTTATAGCGTAGATCATGAGCCGCCTGTTTGGGCGTTTCTCCGTGGGAAAACATCTCCCCCTTTTGGGCCACATAGAGTATTTTCTGCGAACCTATTTTTCTTGTTTTCCATAATACAATCTTCCCAGATTTCTTCTTGCTGATGAATTTTGAGAGGATATTGTCGGCAAAGAGATATCCTCGCCCGGCAAATGATTCCCGTATTTTCAATTTCGCATTTTCATTTTTACCTTTTATAAGCGCGTCGGATTTCAGACTGGCCTGTGAGTCGATGGACAAATCCCCGCCGACTGTTTCAAGCGCGTCGGATTTCAGACTGGCCTGTGAGTCGATGGACAAATACCCGCCGACTGTTTCAAGCGCGGGCAGACTGGCCTGTGAGTCGATGTACAAATTCCCGCCGACTGTTTCAAGCGCGGGCAGACTGGCCTGTGAGTCGATGTACAAATTCCCGCCGACTGTTTCAAGCGCGTCGGATTTCAGACTGGCCTGTGAGTGGATGTACAAATCCCCGCCGACTGTTTCAAGCGCGTCGGATTTCAGACTGGCCTGTGAGTGGATGGACAAATACCCGCCGACTGTTTCAAGCGCGGGCAGACTGGCCTGTGAGTGGATGGACAAATCCCCGCCGACTGTTTCAAGCGCGGGCAGACTGGCCTGTGAGTCGATGGACAAATCCCCGCCGACTGTTTCAAGCGCGTCGGATTTCAGACTGGCCTGTGAGTCGATGGACAAATACCCGCCGACTGTTTCAAGCGCGGGCAGACTGGCCTGTGAGTCGATGTACAAATTCCCGCCGACTGTTTCAAGCGCGGGCAGACTGGCCTGTGAGTCGATGTACAAATTCCCGCCGACTGTTTCAAGCGCGTCGGATTTCAGACTGGCCTGTGAGTGGATGTACAAATCCCCGCCGACTGTTTCAAGCGCG